ATGAGCCTCGCCAACGTGGCAGGCGCGATCACATACGCCAAGGCGAACAAGTTCGGGAGCCAGATCTATATACTCCAGCACCCGAACGCTGTGTTCGATATCGCAAGCACGGCGGTGACCGCATCGTCCACCTACCCGGTTCCTGCCGGGTGGTCTTCGGACCTGCTCGGCAACTTCTTCAGCGGTCTAAGGCCCCTGAACGGAGTCCCCATCTTTGAGGATGGAAACCTTTCGGTTGACTCCAGCGACGACGCCATCGGCGTGATCGCAGAGAAGTCAGCCCTGGCCGTGTTGAAGAGCGTTGACACCAGAACCGAGAGGCAGAGGGACGCATCCCTCCGGGCCACCGAGCTGGTGATGACCGCTGACTACGGCGTGTTCGAGCTTGACGATTCCCGTGGCGCCCCGCTCACTTACGATGCGGCTGCGCCATCCACTAGCGCCTAGCTAGATTAGGCTTATGCCTAGAGGAGGGCTAGCATGGTGACAACAACTGATAGACAGCGGATGAGAGCGGAGCTGGTGGCTCAGGGGTATTCTTGGGAGTACATCGATGAATGGCAGCCCAAGGCCACCCTATACCGCCATGCTCCGGGGCTGGACATCGAAGGCAATGTGGCGTCTCCCGTAGGAACCCCCCTAAAGGGGGTTCCAGGGAACCCCGACTATGTCCTCAAGAAGGCTAGGTTGGGCATGTTCCCATACCTGCCCGGAGAAACCTGCGAGTGCAGGTGGTGTAGCATTCGGAATGCTCACGCCGAGCCGATTGCGGAGGAAGGCAAGGTGGACATCGAGGAAGCGTCGGTGATCTGCCAGGAATGTGGCGATCCAGTGACAGCATTGACTAAGGCAGGGGCGCTTTCGAGACTGCGTGTTCACATGAAGACGCACCAAGTATCTGAGTAGCTGTAAAGATTGACCGAGGCTGCCTGGATTATCATATCGGTTGATCGCAGGACGTAGAGCCTGCTCAAAAATAACCTTCAAGGAGGTTCGACATGGCATTCCCACTAACGGTGAATTTAGCGTATGGAATGGAGAAACGAGAGACTTCCGACCAGAGGCAGAAGCTAGGCACCAGGGCAACCACTCCTGATGGCAGGGTGTTCTACTATGCTGAAGCCAGCAGTGCTGCTATTGCCCGTGGCGGCAACATAGTAAATGGAATAGCCGCTGTGGCAGCGCACGACATGGATGTAGCGGCTACGGCAGCACAGTCAGCAGGCGATACCACTATCAGCATAGAGGTGCCGACTACTGACCTAACCAAAGACCAGTACAAGGATGGTTATCTCTATTTCAATGATGGCCCTGCCGAAGGTGAGATATACAGGATTAAGTCTCACCCTGCTCACGATGCTTCGGCTGACAACACAGTCATCATCACTATTGACGAGCCAGATGGAATCGTGACGGCTCTTACAACTTCGTCGCTCTGTGGCCTGATGTATAGCCCTTACAAGGACATACATATTGTTGACGGTAACGGAACTCCAACTACAGGAGTTGTTGGCGTGACCACTGCGCCCGTAACGGCAGATTACTTCTGCTGGGTGCAGACCTCTGGGCCTGCCGCCGTCCTCATGGGCGCGCAGGTAGGCATAGTAGGTGACGGCATCGCTAGGTCGCAGCAAGATGAAGACGGAACAGTGGAACGTAGCGACTACTCAGATGAGTCAGACCTTGTGAATCTCGGTGTCTCTATGGGCATAGCTGCGGTAGCCACCGACTATCAGTGGGTGATGCTGAATATCAGGTCCTAATGACAGCCAGCCTACAGGAAGCAGAACTCTGGACCCCACCCGGGGTGACCCACACCAGGGTCGCCCAGGTGGGGCGCAATGCCGAAACTGGCGAGAAGATCTATGAGTACCAGTTCAAGGTCCATGACGAGGTCACGGGCCGTAGGCATCAGTTCCGGGTGCTGGTCGATGATGAGACATCTATCGCCCACATCGAGGAGATGGTCGGCAACGCGATGGAGAGTTGGCTGATTGACGTGAGGATGCGGCACTCAAAACCAGCTCCGACTCCAGCCCAGCGCAAGGAGATCGGCAAGATCCTCGAGCAGATCAGGGTCAACTCGATCAAGCGCAAGAATAGCTCCAACAACAAAATCTATTACAATGGTCTACGGTAGGAGGATTTACTATGACCAACAACAACGCCACCGAGATACAGATCACGGAACAGGACATACGGATGGCCTTGCAACAGAAGGTGAACCAAGTCACCAACCTGGAGCTTCAGCTCGCCACTCTGTCCCGGGTCATCTCCGAGCGTGATGCCAAGATTGCCGAGCTAGAGGAGAAAAGTGATGCCAAAGGTGGGAAAGAAAAAGTTTCCGTATAGCAAGGCTGGCAAGAAGGCCGCTAAATCCTATGCCCGGCGCAGCGGCAAGAAGGTAAAATCCAAGAGATACTAGCGAGGCGCGATTATGGCTGTAGTCCAGGGGCGCACCAGGGCGCAATTGCGCCAGAGCATTGGCTATAATCTCGGCGCCATCTATGTATCGTCTGCCAGCGGCACTGGCTCGACCACCACGATTGTCGATAACACCCTTAGAGGCGGCGACGACAACCACAACGGTAAATGGGTGGTCTTCAACGACGCCTCTGTCTCCACTGTGGAGGCTTCCAGGGTATCGGATTACGTTAGCTCCACCACAACCCTGACGGTGTCTCCCGCTTTCGCCAATGCGTCAGTGGCCGACGACACCTATGAGCTGTGGGACGATATCTACTCCCCGGCCCGGATCGATGACCTGATCAATCAGGCCGTCATCGACGCCACAGGCCAGGCTTACGATCCCGTGGAGAAACTGGATCTGCACACCGATGGCTTGACCCAGCGGTTCGACATCCCCTCCGGGCTGTCGATGATCCAGAATATCTACTACCGCTCAACCGTGGATTTCACCCGGTTGCTGTCGCTGAACTCCGCAATGGACGAGACGGTTGACTCGGATATCACGGTCACCGCTGACACCAAGATCAAAAAGCAGGGCACGGCCAGCAACAGATTCGTGATCGCCGCCGGGGCCAGCGCCGGAGATATCGCCACCGATTCCATAGCCTCCAAAGATATCTCGGCCTATGACTATATCGAGTTCTGGGCCAGAAGCACCGTGGCCACATCCGCTGGCAACCTGAAGATTCTCCTTGATAACACCGCGAGCTGCGCGTCTCCCCTGGAGACCCTGGATGTCCCGGCTCTCAGCGCAGACACCTGGACGTTCTGTCGGGTGGCCCTGGCCAACCCCCGGAGCGACACGGCGATCATATCTGTGGGCCTGGAGTATGACTCAGACATAGGCGCCTGCACGGTATGGCTGGACGATATCAGCGTGGTCAAGAACGACTCGGCCCAGTGGGTGAAGATGCCCAGGAATCTGTGGCGGATCGACAAAGAGGCCAAGGATATTGTCATCGACAACTATGTCCACGGCGCAGCCAGGTACAGTTTGCTCAAGTTGGTGGGCGGCGACAAGCCTGCCCTGCTGACAACTGACTCGGCCACCTCCGAGATAGACGAGCAGTATGTGATCGCCAGGGCCACGGCCCTCGCATTCGCCTCTGCCTCCGGCGGACCCAGCACAGACCCTGACAACAAAAATAATATGGCGGGGTTCTGGATGGGCATGTCATCCTCTGCGCGGAGGGGCTTCCCCTTGCTGACTGACATACGGCTGGTCGAGTAATGGCCGCCACCGTCACAGATCTCAACGAGATAAGCCTCAACGGGGTCTTTTACCCCACGGCGCGCCCTGTCCAGAGCGTTCTCGCCTCCATCTACCCCTCCAAGGTGGTCATTGGGGACACAAGCAAAGACAGCCAGACGCGCACCTCGATCATTGCCTGGTCTGACTGGCGCGGCGGTGTGGGCATAGACCGCATGGAGTCCGGCGGGGACGTTAACCGGGCATGGTGGTCGGACTGCCAGCTCAGATACAAGAACCACCTCGTCCTGGGCAACCTCGCCAACAAGACCGACACGATAGCGCACGGCCTGGTCACGGCAGGGGCAGGCGCTGGCATAGCCGCGATCATCGAATTCAACGACCTGATCTACGCGGTGTGGAATGGCTCCGTGTCGGAGAACCCGCTGATATATGTCTACAATAACGCCAGCAACTACTGGTGGGACGGCAGATCCGAGGACGCAACCATAGGGGCGCACGCCAGTGACAGCTTCACTGTCCCTGACCAGGTCACTGATGCGCTGAATTTCACCAAGAGCGACGGCACGAACTACCTGGTGCTGGCCCACTATGACAGCAACGGCAGCGGCTACAGCTACGCCACCGTGCCCAGCTATGACGGCAGCAATAACACCAACTGGGCGCATGACACCAAAGACGCCAAGTACCTGGCCCAGTGGGATGACCGTTTATGGGGCATCTCCAATGCTGGCCAGCTCTGGTACTCCTTCACCCTGGGGACCGAGGTCGATGACGCGCAGCTACCGCTGCCTGCCGGGTACTGCACGGGGATGTTCGTGGCGCGGGACGCAGGCGGGGAGCCGATCCTCTATGTCTCGACCAAGCAGGGGCTGTATGCCCATGACGCCGCGAACGCAAGGTTCGTTAAAACCGAAGTGGAGTTTCCGTTCCACCCCCACGCTGGCAAAGGCGCCGGGCGGTGGCGCGACTCGATCTACTTCCCCAGCGGCCTCGGGCTGTATAGGTATGTCAACGGAGCTAACGCCGCTGTGCTGTCCGTTGTAGGCCCTGACAGGGACGATGGATTGCCCGAGTCAAACCGGGGCACCATCATGCTGACCGAGGGCACGCACAATGAGCTGCTGATAGGGGTGGACGCGACCACGGCTCCGAACATCACTTCTTCCGATAGCATCCCATACCAGTGGTCAGCGGCCACGGGTATTGGCGGCCTCGGCTCCACGGTCATAGACCCCGGCACGGGCTACAGCAGCATCCTCGGGTACAACGAGCTGGGCTGGGAGGCCAAATGGGTGGCCGACACGGCAGGCCGAAGGATCGACGCCATGCATGTGTCCAACGCCTATAGCAATGTCAACGAGAACTACAGGCTCTGGTTCGGGTACGACGATTATGTGTACTACATGAAGCTGCCCGTGGATATCATCAATCCCTCGAGGGTGACCGAGTTTGAGTACGCCGAGTCCGGGGTGCATGAAACGCCCTGGTTCAACGCAGGCCAGTCCGAGGTGGATAAGCTGGCTCTAAGGCTCAAGACCGAGGTGCAGGATGTCAGCTCCACCGAGAGGGTGACCGTGTCGTATGCCACGGATTACTCCGAATCCTACACCGAGGCATCGGTGGTCACCTCGGCGAGCATCGGAGCCACCGCAGGGATCGACACCTACACGTTCGGCTCCTCCGCTGGCACCGCCTTCAGGGCGATCAAGTTCAAGCTCAATCTGGTCAGGACCACCACCACCACTACGGCCAACTACAAAAAGAAGACCCCTGACGTTATAAGCCTGACGCTCGAATGGCGCAAGAAGCTGCCTGCCAAGTGGGGCCATCAGGTGAACGTAGACCTGAACAAGGAATACAAAGGGAAAACCCCCCAGGAACTGCGGTCCGCCCTGCTGACGGCGATTGAGAACACCACGCTGAACGAGTTCACGTTCAGGGACGATTCTGGCGGAACCAGAAACTTCTATGTGGATGTCGTTTCCGCCACGGGCCTGGAGTACAGCGGACACGACGAGCGGGGCATGGCTACGATCTCTATGGTGGAGCCATGATCTTCGACGCAGGCACGACAACCGTGTCCACCTCGGGAACGGAACAGCAA